CACAATCAGCGCCAGCCATCCAAATCAGGAACATCAAGAATGCTAATGGGCGTGGATTAAAACAAAGTATTATCACGCAACTAGATGAGATCATTCGAGCATTACAGAATGAACATCATACATATGAAACAGTAGTAGTAGATGTTATAGATGATGTCTGTGTGATGCTAGAACAAGCCATCTGTGCTGATGAAGGAGTTCAAACATTATCAGATATTGGATATGGCAAAGGATTTTCAATGTTCAATACTGTATTGCAAGAAATGGTAATGGATTTAAAAGCGTTGCCTTTAAATGTAGTCTATATCAGCCGTGCAATTACTGAAGGCGAAGGAATTCAGGCTCACGAAGTTCCTAGCCTTAGAACTAAGTATTATAACATTGTAAATGGTAATGCCGACTTAGTTATTTACACACAACGTATTGGTAAGAGATATATCCGCAAAGTCACAGATAGACGTAAAGAATATATACGTGAACAGATTGATGACCCTAAAATCTTAAGGATTTTGGATAATGTACCAGGTGTTTATGATAAGCCGGTTCAAACATCAATTGCAGAACAGAACAAAATTATTAAACAACAAGAAGAACAACAACAAACTGAGGGAGATAAATAATTATGAGTTTATTAGATGCTAAAAACAACGCTTTAAGAGGATTCGATGCTAAGAATGATGATCCAAACGCAATGGAACAATTGCCAAGTGGTGATTACAAGGTAATTTTTAAAGGACTTGAACATAAAGCGTCAGCTAAAGGTTGGGAACACTTGATGATCACTATTCAAGTTTTAGAAGGTGACCACTCTGGAGAAATGGACTTCAATAGATTCTCACTAGAAGCACCAACACCAGATAACATCGTGTCAGCAAGCATCAAATTGATTGCTAAATTATCCGTAGCATTAGGATTCACATTAAAAGATGAAGACTGGGAAAACTATGACACCCTAGCTTCCGCATTTGAAAGCTTTAAAGGCAATGCAGTCGAAATGAATCTAAGTGTTAGACCTAACAAGAAAAATCCTGATTTTCCTTACAAGACTTACAATTTCAGCGGTATTCCTGATGATCCATTCAATGCTAAGAATGCACCAGAAGTTAAAGATAGCGATTTACCATTCGGAAATACACCGACAGATAGAATTAACCAAACACCAGACAATTCAGATAGACCATTCTAGAACATTAATCAGTGCAGTATCACTTAAAAGTATGCCAAATGGGTGGGATGCCCAATAGGAGGGAACATGAAAAATTTAATTAATTATGCTGTTGCCTATGCAGAAAAAGGTTTGAGTGTTCTCCCAATGTTTGATAAGAGACCACTAGTTAAATTTGCTAATAAACCGGCATTTACTCCTGAAGAAATTAAAAAATTATGGAATAAATTCCCGTATGCACAAATAGCAATCAGGACCACAGATTTTTTCGTTGTCGATATTGATACAAAGAGCGCTCATGGCCATGACGGTTTCAAATCTATTAAAGAGTTTGAACATAAAGATCTATTAGTACCAACTTTAGAGCAAGAGACTGCATCAGGCGGTAGGCAATTAATTTACTTTAAACGTCCCGATGTTGAAGTTAGTCAACATATCGGATGGTTACCAGGCGTTGACATCAAAGCACATATTAATAATTATGTTTTGATAGCTCCAAGTGAGAATAAGGGGCATCAATACAAGTGGTTAAATCACAATCCTATTGTTACTCCTAGTCGTGAATTGATTGAACTGATCAATAAAAAGCCAGTTGAAAAAGATGACTACGACCCTGGTAATTATAAATTCAATGACGATAAAACAGCGACATCAGAATTGTTTGAAGAAGTGGTCAATGGATTAGGCGAAACGGGTGGTAGAAACAACGCCTTAGCGAGTTTTGTAGGCGGGCTACTATTCCGTAACGTGGACGTTAAGGCTACGTATAAGCTAGCTAAAACGGCCAATGAGAATACTCCAAAGTCATTACCACCACACGAATTCGAAAGAACATTTGAATCAATGATAAAGAAAGAAATTAGACGGAGAGGAGGGACTAAATGAGTTTAGAAAATGAGATCGATACATTAGCAGAGATACAAAAAAAAGGCGGTAAGAAAGTAGTTAATATGCCTATCCCGTTTGAGCTCAATTCTAATGATAATCCTAAAGCTAATAGTTTAAGAAACGTTGGATTGATATTAGAACGTGATCCAGTATTGAAAAATATCTTTGCGTTCAATGATTTCACTCATGAAATTGGAGTAGTTAAAGATGTACCCGAATTGAATATCAAGATAGGCCAAATGATTGATGATTATGACCCAGCAATATTGAGATACATAGAAGATCATTACCACCTTTTGTTCAACCGAAATCTGTTTCAAATGGCTGTAACCAACGATGCACGCCAGCGGACTTACAACCCAGTAACTGATTACTTTGATTTCTGTTACACAGAATGGGACGGCAAGAAACGAGTTGCTGACTTCCTACCTAGATTCTTAGGAGTAGAAAAGTCAGAGATAACAACATTGATAACTAAGTTATTTTTCGTTGGTGCCGTCACGAAGGCATATGAACCTGAGACTAAATTTGATTTTGTCCTCGATTTAGTAGGAGGACAAGGAGCTGGTAAGACAACATTCTTAATCAAAATGGCCAAAGACTGGTATACAGATCAATTTGCAGACTTTAAGGATAAAGATGGTTATTCGATCATGCTAAGAAGCTTGATTGCTAATGATGATGAAATGACTGCCACAAACAATAGTAGTTTTGAAAGTTTAAAGAAGTTCGTTTCGGCTCAAGAATTGGAATTTAGACCACCATACGGCAGGAAATCAATCCGCTATCCCAAGAATTTCGTATTAGCTAGAACAACCAATGAAATGACTTATTTAAAGGATCGCACTGGTGAACGTAGATTTCTGCCAGTTAAGGTAGATGGCTCACAGCAAGAAGAAACACCGTTTTATGATTTGACCGACAAAGTCATTGATGAAATGTGGGGAGAATTCGTTAGCTACTATCAACACGATTTCAGTTTTGGACTTACTAAGAAACAAGAAAAAATGTTAACGAAACATCGTGAAGATTTCATGTATGTAGATGAAGTAGAAGAAGGAATTGATGAATTTCTTCAAGAAACAAGTGAGACATTCTTAAGTAGCAATCAGATCGGTAAATATCTTGGCGAAGACAATTTAGTCAAAAACCGCAGATTATCAAAAAAGATTAAATATGTAATGGATAACAAATTTGGATGGACATACGTAAAAAATCCAAAACGAGGATATAAGGCACTAAATAGGCACTAATAGGCACTAAAAAACGGCTTAGTGCCTAAGCTGTAAACCTAGAGCGACAAAGGATATATAGATATATAGGCACTAAAGGCACTAATTATATATATAGGTTTATATATTACTTATCTTATAAATGTACAAGGGTATAGAGTTTTTAGTGCCTAGTGCCTAAATCGGGTTAAAAGCCTTGGGAGAGTAAGAAAACATAGTGCCTAAGTTAGTGCCTGCTAGTGCCTAGAATTTTAAGGAACGTTGATATAACAGCGTTTATATAAGGCACTAAAAAGGAGTTATATGAGAGAACAACAAATACAGAACGATATTCGTGTTGCAGTTAGTCAAGATCATTGCCGAATATTTAGAGCAAACGTTGGAAAAGTAATGATGAAGAACGGGCGGTGGTTTGATACAGGATTGCCATCGGGTTATCCAGACTTGCATGGGTATAAAATTTCAAACGGTAAAATGTTTTATTTAGAAATTAAGAATGAAACAGGTAGACCACGTGCTGACCAGATTCAATTTCATAATCAATTGATGTGTGATGGAATCATTCACGGTATCGCACGTTCACCAGAGGACGCGTTAAAAATAATTGATGAGGAGCTTGTTGGTTATGGATTTAAATAAAAAGTATACGTATGACAAGCTTACTAATGAAACAATAGATGTCGGTGATATGTTAATGGAAAAAATGCCAATGTGTTCCCACTTGGAAGCAAGTATCATGGCAGTTATCTTAGTAGCGTCACAACATAGTAGTTATTCATACGAAGTGATCGGAGACGAATCGAAAACAAAAATACCTGGTCAAAAG